TTCAACGGGCGATTGCGAAGACAGAATTGAGCTTTGCGTTGTGATTGTGTCGAACTGGAAAACAGCCGTGCCACCAACAAAGGTGCAGCGGATCAGACTGTCCAAGGACCAGAACAAGCCAGCCGGTGCGTTGCCGGGACCAGCGCGCAAAGGCAGTGCGGCCACGATCTTTTGCGCCGTAACGTAAGCTGACCCAGCGCCTGTGCCGACCCAATCGTCTGGATCGTTGGCAACGCTCCATGCCACAAAACCGTCTGAGCCATAAACAAACGTGTATGGATACAGGCTTACAACACCGCCAGACACAGCGGGTGCGCTGTTTGCGATCAAGTCAACAGTGTCGTTGACGAGACCCCAGTAGAGCGTGGATGTCGCATCACTGTCGATCTGTGCGAGGTTCAAGCCGGGGTGAGCGAAGATGTAAGATCCCGGCGTGACGCCGACGGAATCGTAGGTGACGTCGAACGTCCAAAGGTTCCTGTCATCGGCAGGAAAAGATGTTGGCGTCCTGTCTGCGATATTGGTGACAAGGCCGTTCTGGTTAACCTGAAACTGCGTCAGATAGCTTTTGCTGCCTGACATCAGATACAGCAAGCCGTTCTGGTTAAACCCGCTCAAGCCACGAGATATTTCTGGCATTTCGTTGCTGATGCGACGATAGCCAAACATCTTGCGCGGTAGGCCGCGCTGAAACCTGCACCACTGCCCATCGACATAGAAGCCGTTTTCAAAGCGAGTACCGTCTCGCTTGATGCCGGGCAGTGATTTGATGATGTATGGTGCCATCAGCCGAGCGCCACTGCATATTGAATTGAGATGTCTGTCGCTTCTTGTGTGCTTATTGCACTAATAGCCGCGCGACCAGCGGCGGCATTGGCAGCCGTAAAGACTGCAATGCCTGTCGATGTGCCACCAAGATTGATGCGCGCGCCAGAAGCGGTTGTAGCGCCAGTGCCGCCATCAGCGATAGGGATTGGCGTTGCAATTCCAGCGCCTGTCTGCGCCTGAACAACATTTGTGCCGTCGCAATACAGGATTTCCGCTTCGCCCTGCGCGACAGCAATGCCCGTGCCCGCACTGGTTTTCACAGTCAGCGTAAACGCGCCTGAAGTTGCGTTCGTGATCCAGTACTGTTGGATCGTGGCTGGCACGATGATGTTGCGGTTGCCAGTGAGCGTGCCAAACAGATTGTAGGCAATGCGATCCAGCTCAAACGTGGAAAGCGTATAATTGCCGGTGCCTGACACGTCGATTGCGAGATAGTCAAATCCACTCGTGGACGTCTGCGTCAGGCCGACGGTGTAGAAACCGACGCCGTCGCAGATGATCATGCACGAATCTTCAGGCGCGATCACAAGCGTCGAGCCGCCGTCGATCAGTTCAGCCGAGCTTGGGTCGAGGGTGAGGTTGCTCGATCCGCTGTTGCGGATGTAGCAGAACCAGTCTGAGCCAAGTGTTGCGGCTCCAGCGAATGAAACAGTACCGCTTGCTCCAGTCCAATTGATGAAGTGGGCGCGCTCAGATGTGTTCAGCGTGTAGGCAGAGTTCAGAGCGAAAACAACAATCGCTTGGTTCAGCGTTGTCGTGATCGCCTTCAGACCAAGGCCTGCAAGCGCGCCAGCATTCGCCGTCGAGGTTGTCGCGCCGAACTGATAGGAAGACCAGACGCCAGCAGCCGTGCTGTTGCTGGTCATGTAGACCTGCCAAAGCTGGCCAGCGCCGACGTTGCAGACAACAGTTCCTACCGAATTAACGACGCTGAAGTTCGTGTTCCCCACATTGTTGAACAAGAAGCATTCGCCGACAGATGCCTGATTGGCGGCCGGCAAGAAGACCTTGCGGCTCGTGCCGGTGCTGTTCACGTTCATGATGCGCGCGGCAACATAATCGTAGGCGTCGGTGTTGGAATTGGTTTCCAGCGGCCACGCAAGGATGACGTCTGTAGCGGCGAGATTGAAGGCTAGGTACGAAACATCGGAGGGGTAGATGTTCGTGCCGCCAAAGACGTCGGTATAGGTTGTCATTTAGACCTCCTTGCGGCGAGCGGAGCGGTCGAGGATCTTCGACAAATCTTCGCCGTTGAGCGCCTGTGCGGCGCGGTCATACATTCCTTGCCAGACCTGAATGCGCTCGTCGTTCTTCAAGAACGGCGTGGCTTCTAGCAGAGCACCGTAGAGGAGCACCTGCGGTGCGTAATCGGTAAGCCAGTTGGTCTGGTTAGTGTCGTCGAGCAGGGGCAGCAGCTGGTAGACCAGAACCTCAAACGGGTAAGCGGCATCTGGCGTGGGAGCGACGATCCAGTTGTTGTAATCATACTCGGCGTAAAAGAGCGGCGCGCCAGTCTGCGTGCGGTCGGGCCAGTACTCACGAACGTATTCGTAAGAGCGGGCGAAAAGCTGCGTGTAGTCATTGTTCTGGTCGCCTGTGCCGTAGTTGAACGACACGGTTGAGCGCCAGCGGTCGGGCTTAGGATAAACCGCAAGACCCGGCTGCATGGTCGATGTGACCACGTTGATCAAACCTTCGACCTTCAGTTCACGCGCAATCCTCCGCTCGGCCAGATTAATCAGGCGCGGGAGTTGCTCAAAGACGATCTGGTCGGTCGCGAATGTGAACCCGCGTTCCAGATATCTGCGCATGTCCTCCTTGAGGGAGGAGAAGGTCATGGTCTCAGCCATTTAGGTTCTTCTCATAAGCCTGTGCGAGCTTAACATCATATGCGTTCTGGGCATAGCCGGGGCCGTTATAGCCACGGGCAAATTTGGCCCAGTTTTTTGCCATCAGCTCGTCCTGCAAGCCGGCGGATTTAATGAAGGCTGCCATCTGGCGAAGCTGTCCCGCTTCCGATTCGCAGGCCTCTTCGACCATGGCCTGAACCGACGAGCACCCGGCCATCTTGAAGTTTGAGCCCATGATCTGGCCCAGACCCCACGAAGTGGACAGGAGGGCCGCCTCTTCGTCGATCAGGCAAGCCCGCTCGATCTCGCCATAGACGGCGTCGGAGCCCTTCGGGTAGGGCTTCGTGCCCCACTTCGGATACGCCAGCCCTTCAGATTCAGCGTTGGCCTGCAAGCCCGGAGCGTCCTTGAGGTGCTTGTAGAAGTGGTGGCGCTCGAAGAGGGCCTTTGGCCGGCCAGCCTTGTCGAAGCCGGATCCTGCGGCCTCGACCGCGATCACAGCGCGAAAGGCCGCAACCTCGACCTTGAGGTCAATCGCGATCTGGTCGATCTCTTCGGGGGTAACCTTGCGAGCTGCGCCTTTGAAGTCCATCACTTTTCACCCTTGAGAAGTTCGTTCTTGGCCTTTGAGCCGGCCGACGAGCCGAAATAGTAGGCGATCACGCCTGTGAAAGCAGTCTGGAGAGCGCCAAGCATCAACAAGAGGGCCTCATTGCCATTTTTGGGGACGCCGTAGACGAACATCCAGAAGAGAATGCCAAAGAAGCCGACTGTGATCGCTGCCGCCAAGATCTTAGGCGTGTGGTCGCCCGTGAACATCTCCCGCTTGCGAGCGCTGTCACGATCACCAGCGCTGATGCGCTCCAGATCAATTTCCAGCTCGGCCATACGGGTCTTGAAGTCGGCGTCAATTTGCTTGATGGCGGCAAGCTGATCCGGCGTAGCCGCCTGCAAAGCTTTTGCAATGTCGGCCTCTGATCCCGTCTCGTTGCCGAGCAGGACGTTGGACAATGTTTTTGCCGCAAGGCCAGCAAGCGGACCGCCGAGGGCCGTCGCGAGGGTAGGGGCAAGTTGTCCAAGAAGGGGCCCCGCTACCTTTAGAATGTCCATTTACCCCTCCTACTTAGATACGACGAAGATTGTCACGAACATACCAGCTAAAAGAACAAGAATTACAAGCCCCGCCGCACCATAAACCATCAATTCGTGCATGGCCTCTTCGTGTTCCCTCTGGGCTTTCTCAGCAGCAGCCTTTTGCTCCTTACGGATCTTGACTGTCTCGGCCATGACCCAATCCCACGCTTGCAATCCCTGCTCAGAAATGAAGAGGTTTTTGGCCTCTGCAAACATCTTCTCAACTTCTTTTTTCGCCATGAACGCATCCATGGCAAGCTTCTCCGCACTCTCTTTGCCAAAGAGTTTGGGTTTGGGAGGAGAGGCTGCAAGTTGCGTGAGCTTAGACGCAGAATCCATCAGGTTTGAAATGTCCCGAAATAGGCTCTGGACTTCCTTGCCCAACTTGACGCCGGTCTTGATGGCTTCGTATGAACCTTTGGCAAGGGCAAGGATTGTTAGCGGGTCCATATTTACCTCGCTAGCTCGCGCGTCGTTTGGTTAATCCTTGCTCGCACCGCCACTATATCACGCGGCGGACCTTTAAAACCAACGGCCAAATAGCCAACCATCGTCCCCTGTTCTGGAGGAATTGAGCCCCTGCAAGCGTAGGTCACGCCCCTTGACACGATCCAATCGCCCGCTTCTGACGACGGCTCAAACGTCTCACACAGCACCTCGCCATTGAGCATTGAGATTGCAGCATGGTTGCGGGCTGGAGACCCTGAGAAAAATGCGCCCTTCTTGCCTTCCAGCGGAGCGTGACGGCCATCTGGGCTAAGAGCCACGCGAGTTGTTCTGGCATTGCTAGATAGGTTGATTTCATGAACAATAATTGTCTCAGCACGAAGGTCTCTCATAAGAGCTTGCGCCGCACCGACGATACGCTCATCTGACACCAAGGTTGGCATGGTATCGTGATTGATGACCTTATTGATGAGCTTTTCTTGGTTCTGATACACAAGGTATCCGGTCAAGCCAAAAGCACCTAAAAGAATAACGACCGCCAACTTGAATGGGCTGTCTACCCACTTCACAACATCAATGGCCTTATCAAGGAAGCCAGATGGCGCAGGTTTTTGCGGGTCGGGTGATGAGGCGAGTGGCTTTTTAACAACAGTTTTTTTAACTGCGGTTTTTTTAGCGGTGGTTTTTTTAACGGGGGGTTTCACTTGTCAGCTTTCCCGTCCAGCTTGTCGTAGATGCGCTGGAACATATGCTCGATGTGTTCCATGCGCTTGTCGAGATCGACTTTCATGACGTAGCTCTTTGGAAGATCCGTCTCAATGTCGTGCAGATCTTCGCGGAGTTCTTTGACCGCGCCCCACATTTCGCGAGCGAACCACCCGCCAACGCCGGTAGCGATCATGAAAGCGGCATTCATAAGCGTCTGGTGGTCCATTATTTCGGAACCTCAAGCGCAGCCACGCGGGCTTTGAGTGCGTCGTTTTCGGCTTTGAGTTCTTGGATGGCTTTGACCAAAACGGGGATTAATGTTTGATAGGCAACGCTCATATATTGAGGCCCTTCCTGAACAACCCCATCAACGTAGGGCTGATCTGCAAGAGCAATTTTCAATTCTTGAGCGATGAATCCCGGCTGAAGACTGGTGTCTTTTGACCAGTCACTTTTATAGCGGAACTGAACTGGGTTGAGTTTGGTTACGACATCAAGGCCAGAACTTAAAGAGGAGACCTCTTCTTTAATTCGCGCATCAGAGCCGTTGACATAAGCGCCAGCGCCCCAAACACCTGTACCGTTGCATTGAAGGTTATAGGCACCCTGATCGGTAGTGCCAGCTATGTACATCTCGCCTGCCGCTGTTATGCGGGCGCGTTCGGCATAAGTGCCAGCGTTTGATGTACCAAGTGTCAGGAACGTGCTACCGCCCGTTGAGTTAGGACCAATTGTGGCTTCGCCTGAGCCAGCATTATAAGTGAACCTAAGACGGTTTGTTGTGCTTCCGCTGCTGCCTAAAAAATCCACGTTGCCGGAGGTGTCAATGCGGACGCGTTCTACATCGTTAGTATTGAAAAGAAGCGGATGATTTGTTTCAGAGCCAATACCAACAACTGTCGTGCTGGCTACCATCTTTCCGTAAACAGATGACCCAGTTTCGCGAATATAAAGACGCTGTGTTCCTGATCCAACAATATCAAGTCTGGCACCAGAAAAAACAGAACTTGTCCCAATTCCCACATTCCCCGCCGAGTCCAAACGCATCGCCTCCACGCCGCCTTCAGCAAAGGCAATCGTATCAGCAGCGGGGAAGAACATGCCGGTGTTGGTGTCAGTGCCGCGAATGGCAGGAGTTGCAGCCGAGCCATCAACGTCGGAAAGGCCATCAGCGCCACTTAAAATGAGAGTCATTGTGATGCTCCTTATGCCGGGAAGACAGTGATGATGACTTGACCAGCACCACCAGCGCCGGTTGATGTTCCTGATCTTGTTGCGCCACCACCGCCACCCGGCTGCGTACCAGCGGTTCCGTTCCCGGCTAAGCTGCCAGCACCCCCAGAGCCACCAAAAGACGATGCGCCGCCCGCTCCGGCTGTGCTGCTACCCGCCCCGCCACCACCGCCCCCGCCATACACAGATGCGCCACCGGCCCCGCCGGTAGTGCCACTTGCGCCTCCACCGCCACCGCCGTGCATGTGTGCTGGAAACCCATTAGTTCCAGCGGTCAAAATTGAAGTCTGTTGCCCACCCATCCCCGGCGCTGAAGCAGATGCATTCGTGTCAACTATTGTCGGCCACGGCGCACCCGGAAATCCAAGGGTTCCTGCGCTTGCAGCAAATTCGGCGGGTCTGACATCACCACGCGAACCCGCAGAAAGTTGACCGCCACCCCCGCCACCGCCATTGCCAGAAATACCAGCGCCCCCACCATACGCAGAGATCAAGGAGCCAACGCTAGTTGTGCCACCAGCATTGCCCGGACCAATGGCTGTTACAGCTACGCCGCCAGCGCCAATAGTAATAGTTTCCGTTGCGCCCATTGCGGAAAGAGTGATCCAGCGTTCATTGTATCCGCCGCCGCCCGCAGCAGTCGCACCAACAGCAGAACCTTTACCACCAGAACCACCGCCGCCCCAGCATTGGATCAGCACACGGCTGGATGCGCTGTAAGCAGGCTTAGTCCAAGTGCCAGAGCCGGTGAAGGACTGCACGTTGACGCCTGTCCCAGCAGGAGCCGCGCTGGTCCATGCCGATCCGTTGGATGTCAGCACGTTGCCAGTCGTTCCCGGCGCAACAGCCGGAACCGCAACGCCGTTAACAGTCAATGATGTGCCGCCAATGGCTACGTTGCCTGACGCATCATTCACGATGTTGTTCGTGCTGCCGGACGGGTGAATGATGTTGATTGTCTTGAGCGTTGAGATGGCCGCCTCCTATTAGGTTGTAGGCAATTCCGCTTGAGTGGCGACAACAGTGACCGTTGCTGTTTGAGAAGCCAAGCCAGCCGCATTCGTAGCCGTCACGATCACGCTAAACTTGCCGATCTTGTCAGGCGTGAATGCCTGTGACCCGTTGAGTGCCACGCTCTGACCGTCAACAGTAACGCTCGCCGCGTACTGGCTTTCCCAAGTCAGGGTTGTTGACTGGCTCAAGAAGATCGGGCTGGGGTTGAACGACGCCGTTACAGATGGTGGTGCAGTCCACACTTGCGTTGCAGGATCGTAGTAAAAACCAATACCAACCGACAGCCCATCAATGTCAACGATGTAGTGCGAAGCAGGAGGCGTCCATGTGGAGCCTTCGTCAAGCACGATCACATTGTCGCAGATGTTGGTTGCAGAATTGATGACAGCATAGTTAGACATTTGTTTCTCCTTAAGCCGGGAATACGGTTACGATCACGCGGCCCGCGCCGCCAGCACCGGATGTCCCGCTGCCAGTCCCGCC